TGAGCGAGGCGCTCCCCGATTACGCGCGCGGCGTCTTGGTCAAGACGATCTCGGGCGACTACACGCTGAAGTCCAGCGACATGGGCATGACCTTCAAGTTCACCGGCTCGCCGACGATCACGTTCCCCGAAATGGATGGGATCGCGGATGGTCAGGCGGCGATGTTCTACAACGCGGGCTCGGGGAATGCGACGTTCGCCGCTGGTGGCTCGCAGACGCTCCGCAACACCGATGGGCACACACAGTCTGGCGGGCAGTATTCCTTCTGCTCGCTGGTGAAGTTCGGGACGGACGTGGTGCTCGCCGGCACCACCTCGGCGGCGTCATGACAAGCGAGGAAAGCGAGATGGCTGACGAGGCCGTGAAAACCAAGGAGATGACCGGTTTCGCGAAGGCGGTTGGCGAGCGGCAGGTCCGTGTCGCCGCGTCGTCTGCGTTCCAGGACCGGCACCGCGACATCATCCGCCAGGAAGGCATGGACCTGTCGAACTACCAGAAGAACCCGGTGGTTCTGTTCGGCCATGACCACGACATGCCGATTGCGAAGGTCGAGAGCATCGGCCTGAACAACGGGCGCGTCGAGGCCCTTGTCCAGTTCCCTCCCGAGGGAACTTCGGCGAAGTCGGATGAGGTTTACCGGCTGATCAAGGCCGGCATCATCAACGCGGTCTCCGTGGGGATGCGGATCAAGCGTTTCGAGACCATGGATGACGGCGGCTGGGACATCATCGAGAGCGAGCTTTACGAGCTGTCTTTCGTGTCGGTCCCTGCGAATGCCGACGCGCTCGTTCTGGAGCGCAGCTTCGCGGACAGCGAGAAGCTGGTCGAGGACATCCGCGATGCGAACGCGGCGATTGATGAGGTCCGCGATGCCGTCAAGGGCCTCGTGGACGAGAAGGAAGCCGAGAAGGCCGCGGCTGCCGAGGCAGAGAAAGAGCGCCGCGCTGCGATGCATCGCGACGTGCAGAAGCGCGCGCGTCTGCGCCGCGTCGAGCAACTGAGATCGACCCCGCTGGCGGGGTGAGCCGGGGGCAGTGCCCCCACCCGAGCGCCGTGAGGCGCCCTATCCCGAGACCCATAGGAGATGATCATGGGCAAGATGGAAACCCTCCGCCAGAAGCGGGCGGAACTGGTCGCTGAGCTGGAAGCTCTCGCGGCCCCCAAGGACGACGCCGGGAACGACGTCGATTTCACCGAGGACCACCAGAAAGCCTTCGACGCGAAGGACGCCGAGATCAAGGGCGTTGACGCGGAGATCGAGCGCGAGGCGCGGCTGGAGAAGGCGCGCGCGGCTGCGGCCCGTCCGCTCCCGAGCATCGATCTCGATGTCGTCCCGGCCGAGCCGGCGGCCCCGCGGGTGAAGGGCGGTGCGTTCGCCAACATCGTGCAGGCGCTCGCCGCCGAGCAGGGCAACCGGCGCAACGCCGCGGCCTATGCCGAGGGCCAGAACTGGGCGGACAAGGACGGCATCGCCAAGGCGCTCGGGTCGAGCACCGCGACTGGCGGCGGCTTCATCGTCCCCGATCAGTATTCGTCGGACATCATCGAGCTTCTGCGGAACGAGGCCGTCATCATGCGGGCCGGGCCGAAGTTCATGCCGCTCTCCGGCACCTCGAACGTGGCCAAGCTGACCGCCGGCGCCAACGGCGGCTACATCGGCGAGAACGCCAACATCGGCAAGGAGCAGCAGACCTTCGGTCAGCTCCGCATGACCGCCAAGAAGCTGGCCTCGCTGGTCCCGGTCTCCAATGACCTGATCCGCAACAGCTCGCCGAGTGTCACGAGCCTGATCCGCGATGACATGGTTTCGGGTCTGGCCGTGACCGCCGATGCCGCGTTCATCCGCGACCTCGGCACCGGCGCCGCGCCGAAGGGCATCCGCTACTGGGCGGCCTCCGGCAACGTGACCGCGACCAACGGCACCACCGCCGCCAACATCGAGTCCGACCTGTCGGATGCGATGGGGTCGCTGCAGGACAACAACAGCCCGATGGTTCGCCCGGTCTGGCTGATGGCTCCGCGCTCGCATCGCCACCTCTACAAGCTGCGCGACGCGAACGGCAACCTGATCTATCCCGAGCTTCGGCAGACGGATGGCGGGTCTGAGAATGGCCGTCTCTACGGCTATCCGGTGTTCCTCACCAACAACATCCCGACCAACCTCGGCGGCAGCTCGAACGAGACCGAGATCTACTTCGTCGATATGGCGCAGGTCGTCATCGGCGAGGAGACCGGGATCGAGCTGATGGTCTCGGATACCGCGGCCTATCACGACGGCTCGAACGTCGTGGCTGCGTTCTCGCAGGACCAGACGGTCATCCGCGCGATCATGCGCCATGACCTCGTTGTCCGCCATGACGTCTCGGTGGCGGTCAAGACCGGCGTCACCTGGGGCGCGTAACCCGAGCATCTGAAGGAGATATCCGATGCACTATATGAGCACTGATGTCGGGTCGTGCCTCGCGGCCCGCTATGCGACCGCTGGCGTGGACATCACCGCCGGCGCGTCTGCGTCCGATGGCGTCGAGGTCAATGGCGAGTGGATCGACCGCCAGGGCTTCAACTCGGTCAAGGTGGTGATCGTCTACACGACCACCCTCGCGGCCACCAAGACGCTGAGCATCGCCGCGAACCTGCAGGATGCCACCGACAGTTCTGGCAGCGGCGCCAACGACTTCGGCACCGCGTACAGCTCGACCGTCGTGGCGACCGGCGAGAGCGGCGGCACGACCGAGAAAGGCGTGGTGGAGTTCGACTTCAACCTGCTGACGGCCGACCGCTACATCCGCATCCAGTTCACCCCTGACCTCTCGGCGGCGAACACGGACACTGCGGAGATCGCGGCTGTCTATGTTCTCGGCGGCGGCGTCGAGAACCCCGTGACCGCTTCGGTGGTCTGACATGCTGATCCGCTTCCGCAACAAGGTGCCGCCGTATCAGGCTGGTGAGGTTGCCGGGTTCCCCGAGAGGGAGGCCCGGCGGCTGATCGCGCTCGGCAGCGCCGAGGCGGTCGCAGTGGAGCAGCCTGCCCCGGCTCCCGAACCGGAGCCGGTGGAGGAAAAGAAGCCGGAGCCCGCGGCGGAGTATCATACCGCCGTCGCGGCGCCTGAGGCGGAGGCCGTGGTCCCCGCCCCCAAGCCGGCGCGCCGCACCTATACGCGGCGCAAGAAGTAATCCCGAGGCTGTGGCCCGGCGCGGACGTTCTCGTTATCGCGTCCGGGCCGAGCCTGACCGCCGAGGATGTCGGCCTGTTCTCGGGCTGGCGCAGGATCGCGGTCAATAACGCGGTCTACGTCGCCCGCGATGCCGATGCGCTCTATGCCATGGACCGATCATGGTGGAAGGTGCATGGCCCTCGGGTCCGCTGGTTCAGCGGCCTGCGCTTTGCTGGCTTCGAGACGGAATGGGCGCGCAAGCTGCCGGGGCGGGATGCGCCGGGGTTCTCGCATGACCCTCGCCATCTCCACTACGGCGGGCACAGCGGCTTCCAGGCGATCAATCTGGCGATCCTGTTCGGCGCCCGGCGCGTGGCCCTTCTCGGCTATGACTGCGGTGCGCGGGACATGAACCACCGCCACTATCACGGCGACCACGGAGACGGCCTCGGCAACCCGACCGAGGATGCCTTCGAGACATGGCGCGAGACCTACCGCGAGGCCGCAGCAACGCTGGGCGGCGTGGAGGTCATCAACTGTTCGCGCGACACAACGCTTGACGCCTTCCCGCGCGCGGCCCCGGAGGACATCGCATGACTATCGTGACGGTCGAGCCCGCCGCGGAGCCGGTGTCTCTGGCGGATCTCAAGGAGCATCTTCGCGTCGATACGACGGCCGAGGATGACCTGATCACATCGCTGGGCGAGGCGGCGCGCGAGTGGGTCGAGCAGGTCTGCGGAATGCAGCTTGTGGAGGCCACGCTGCGGGATGATCTGGACGGGTTCCCCGATGAGATCCGGCTTGGACGCTATCCAGTGCAGTCCGTGTCGTCCATCACCTACACGGATACGAACGGCGACACCCAGACATGGGCGTCGAGCAACTACCAGACCGATCTGGGCGCGAAGCCTGCGCGCATCCGCGCCGCCTATGGCGTGAGCTACCCGTCAACGCGGTCGTTCAAGTCGGTCTCCATCACCTATGTCGCGGGCTATGCGTCTGGCGGCTCTCCGACCGACCATGGCTTCAACGTGCCGTCTTCGATCAAGGCTGCGATCAAGCTCCTGGTTGGCCACTGGTACACGCACCGCATGGCCGTCATGCCGATGCAGATGCACGAGGCGCCGATGGCTGTGCAGTCCCTGCTGGCGCCCTACCGGCTCTCCTACATCCCGGAGTGACCCATGGCAGCCCCTAACGGTCCAGGCGATCTGACGGAGCGCGTCACGTTCCAGGAGACGTCCCGGTCAAGCGACGGCGGCGGCGGCGGCGGCTCGCGGAGCTGGTCGAACATCAGCAGCACGCCGACCGTCTGGGCGAAGGTCGAGCCGATGCGCGGGCGCGAGCGGTTCGCTGCCGAGCAGATCGAAGCCCGCCGCGACTACCGGGTCTGGGTCCGGTATCGCAGCGACATCACGGACACGATGCGCCTGACATGGCGCGGCAGGTCACTGGCCATCCGGTTTGTCTCCGATGAGGGGCCGCTGGCCGAGTTTCTGATGCTGGAATGCGAGAGCGGAGCCGAGGCCGATGGCTAGCGAGATCAGGAACGCACGCCGCCTGCGCCGGCTTCTCAAGCGGGCAGAGCCGGCGATCCGGCAGGAATACAAGGTCGTATCGCGCGAGATCGGCAACGCCGTGCTCGAAAAGATGCGAGAGCTTGTTGCCGAGGATAAGGGCGACCTGAAGAACGCGCTGAGCGCGCGTGTCTCGCCTGACGGGCTCTCGGTCTCGGTCGGCCTGACCACGAAGCGCCGGCGCCAGAAGTTCTTCTACTCGCGCTTCATCGAGGGTGGGACCAAGGGCTATCCCGAGCGGAACATCCCGCCGATGCCGGCGCGGCCCTTCATGGAGCCCGCCTTCGAGCTGACCAAGCCCGAGAACATCAAGCGCGCGAACAACCTGATCAAGACGTCGCTGCGCAAGATCGCGGGTGACGCATGACCGATGTCGCGTGGGCTCTGCAAAAGGCGATCTACTCCCGCCTCTCGGCGCAGCTCTCGGTGTCTGTCTTCGATGATGTGCCCGAGGGTCAGGACTATCCGTATGTGGTGATCGGGGACGAGGCATCCGGTCAGGCTGACTCGCTCGGCGTGAACCGTTCCCGCCGCATCGAGACCATTTCCGTATTCTCCAACTACGAGGGGAAGAAGGAAGTGAAGGAGATCCTGCAGGACATCTACGGCGCCTTGCACCGCTACAAGCCCGCCCTTTCCGAGGGGAAGCTGATCGAGATGCAGGTGACCGGGACGCGCGTCACGCTGGACGCAGATGGCAGGACCTACATGGGCACCGCAACCGTGAGGGCGCTGACCGAGCCATGAAGATGCACAACGTTCAATTCCATGCCGGCGCCGATGGCCTGACCGTCACGATTGACGGTCGCGCGGTCGAGAACGTCTGCCGGCTGCATGTCACCGTCGAGCCCGAGAGCGTGCCGATGGTGCAGATCGCATTCGCGGCTGAGGTCGGCGCTTCGGTGCCGGTGGAGGCTGAACAGACCGCGGCCGAGAAACAGGCCGCCGTGATTGCCAACCGACGCCGGCTGTAGCCGGGGTTGGCTGCCCTGACACGCGCCTTGGGCAAGCGCGCTCGCGACCGCCGTGATGGCAGGCCGCATTCCCACTGATGGAGGCCCCCAATGGGTATTTCGACCTCTGCCGGCGTCAAGATCTACATTGGCGGCACCGGCGCTATCGCTTCTGAATCGAGCTGGTCCGAGATCGGCGACGTCCAGGAGATCCCCGCCTTCGGCGCGTCGTTCAGTCTCGTGACTGCGCCCGCGCTCGGCGAGAACCTCGTCCGCAAGCTGAAGGGCATCCGCGATGCCGGCGGCGGCGGTGTCACGATCAACTTCGACACCGAGGACACCGGCCAGGATGCCCTGCGCGTCGCGGCGAATGACTCGACCTCGAATGCCTACAACTTCAAGATCGAGCTGAACGACGCGCTGAGCACGTCGGGCACCCCGACGACCTTCACCTTCAAGGCCATCGTGATGGGCTCGCCCGTGACCATCGGCGGTCAGGACACGGTTGTCACGCAGCAGGTCGAGCTGCAGGTGACCACTGTGCCGACGCAGACCGACGCCACCTGATGCGCGACCCGATCCTCATTGCAGCCCCGACCAGGTGTGGGACCACGTTTCTGGCGTGGCTCCTGCACCTGCACGGCGTCTGGATCGGTGAGGGCAGGGTCACGAAAGCCCCGGAGACCAACCCGCAGGTGCCGACCGAGAACACGGCGATCAAGACCTACCTGCGCGGCGTCTCCGGCGTGCCTGCGGATTTCCGCGATGGCATAGAGGCTCTGGTGGAGACAGACGGCCCCTGGCTGTTCAAGTCCGCCTCCATCCTCGAAAAGCAAGACGCATGGCTGCACCACTTCCCCGAGGCCCGGTGGCTCTGCCCGTTCCGGCCTGTGGAGGACTGCGTGGCCAGCAAGATGCGCCACCCCGGCATGAATGGGCGCGGGCGTGCCGAGAACGAGAAGCGGACGGCGCTGCACTTCAAGCTGCAATACCGCGTTCTTGAGCGCGCCCGGCACCGTGTCGCGATCCCGGCCGACGTGATCTGCGGCGGCGGTGCGGATGGTGAGCACGCCGCGCGCGAGATGTTCGACTGGCTCGGGATCGAGTTCGACCACCGTGCCTACCACGACTGGGTGCAGCCCGAGAGGTGGAACAATGGCGGCTAAGCGCTGGGACGTCCTCTCGGCGCTGATCCGCGAGCACGGGCTCAGGCTCGGCGCGGAGATCGGCGTGAAGGCCGGCCGGAACCTCGCCAATACGCTGGAAGCCTGCCCCGGCTTCCGCTGGATAGCGGTAGACCCGTGGGACACCGGGATGGTCTACGCAGGCCCGAACGGCGCATGGGACGGCCAGCGCTTCGCGGACTGGGAGCGCGAGTTCGACCGGGTGCGGGTGCGGTTTCCGAACCGCGTGCGCAAGCTCAAGATGTACAGCACCGAGGCCGCGCCTCTGGTCGATGATGGCACGCTGGACCTCGTGTTCATCGACGCCATGCACACCTATGAGGGCGTCAGTTCCGACATCGCGCTGTGGCGCCCGAAGGTGCGCCCCGGCGGCTGGATCGGCGGCCACGACTACGGCCACCCCTTCCACGAGTGGGGAGTCCT